TAGTAATACAACAAATCATCCATATCCAAGATCTACTGACCCTGCATCTGGCACTGCATTAGACATCACTGCAGTAACCTCAGACACTATTACAGTTAGTGTTGGTGTTGCACAAGTTACATTAGATTACTTAAATGTAGATTCATCCAGTGATTTTGCATGGGGAACTGCTGCATTTACTATTGAACTTTATGTTAAGGCAGCAGCAGCATCTATATCTGGTGTAGCAACCTTACTTGACTTTAGAACAACAGCAAATGATGTAGCAGGTCGTTTATACTTAAATGGTGGACAAGTTCGTTATAATGTCAATAACTCTGATCTAGTAACATCTGGTGCTACTGTTCTTGCTACAGATACTTGGACACATGTTGTTGTACAGAAAACTTCTACCACTGTTAAAATATTCCTAGATGGACAAGAAAGAGGAACTGGAACTGATAGTAGTAACTATGCAGCAAAACCATTAAGAGTTGGTGCGGATTATGCAGGAGCAAATGCATTCTTCGGACATCTTGACGAACTAAGATTGAGTGCAGAGAGTCGTTATTCTACAATACCATTCACTCCTCAGAATGGAATGTTCCAAGGTGATGCTAATACAAAATTATTATGGCATTTTGATGGTGCTGATAAACAGGTATTCTTAGAAGACTGGTCTGGTGCACCTGACTTTACTATCGATGAATATGTTAATAATGATGCTATCCGTGCAACTGCTAGGTTGATTGGTGGTGTTCATACATTTGTTTCTGCAACAACTAATGCAATCACTGTATCTGGTTCAAATAACTATACACCAACTGCTGCTGATTACGATGCAACAAATGGTCTATTAGAACTTACAATAGGATCTCATAGTCATACAACATCTGATACTGTTACGATTGCTGCTAACTCATTAACATTTACATGTACAAAAGATAATAACGCAACAAATCATACTTATCCAAGAGTAACAGATCCTTCTTATGGTAAAACCCTTGCTATCACTGCTGTTACAGGAGATACAATCACAGTTAATGTAGGTGTTGCAAGTAGAGGATTCAATCAGAAAACACACAGATATATTAACGCTGCAGATAATATAATATTAAACTACGATTACATTGCTAGAGAGGCAGTGTATATCATGAAGGAACGTTATCCATTCTTTACTGTTATTGGTGGAGCAGTTAACTGTGAAGATGATGTAAGAGATATTCTTAAGGCAATGGTTGAAGATCTTAGAAATGGATCTAACAGTCATACTTGGGATGCTGCTGCATTATATGTCAATAGAACTACTAATCCTATCACATTGTTACATGTATCAGATGATTTGAAAGAATCACTATACACATATGATATAGTAGAGAAGTTGGTAAGATTTGTTATTAATAACGAACCTTGGTCTACATTAGGTGATCATGGATTGACTCAGAAGTTTGATACCACTATTACTGAATCAAACTATCTTACACAGTCTGTAACTCAGTTTACTCCATCAACTGCAACTTACAACCCTGCTACTGGTGACATGGTTGTTACTAGCACTGGACATGGATTAACAAGTGATACAAATCTCACTGCATCTAATGCAACTTATGATGCTGCTACTGGTATTTTAAATATTACCTCTAACAGTCATAATCTTGCAACTGGTGATAAGATTCAACTTGCTGATAACTCATTGACATTTACATGTTCAATGGACAGCAATGCTACAAACCATACCTATCCAAGAGCAAAAGACCCTGCTGCTCAAGGTTGGCAAGAAGTTACAAGAGTTGATGCTAATAACTTTACTATTGATGTTGGTAAGTCACCAATAGTAAATTATCAACCAGGAGCAGGGACAACTTATGATCCTGCAACTGGACTTCTTAAGATGTTCATTGGTGATCATAACTTAGCAGTCGGTACAAACATTAAGTTGACTGCTGATTCATTAACATTTACTTGTACAACTGATGGAAACACAGCACAGAAGACTTATCCTCGTGCTTCTGGTACAGGTGCAAATGCAGGAACTCCAGACCCTGCTTACAACACAGCACTAGCAATAGTTGCTGATGGTGTATCATCTACTGCCACAGGTGCAACTTATAATCCTGCTGATGGTGTTTTAGTTATTACTCAAAACTCTCATGGATTTGTTGTAGGTGATAAGATTAGGATTGCTGATAACTCACTATCCTTTACTTGTACAAAAGATGGTAACCATGAAACTAAAACATATCCTCGTTCAACTGATCCTTTCTCTGGCAGATGGTTAAGGATTACAGCGAAGACAGACAATACATTTACAGTTAATGTTGGTCCTTCTTCTGCTGCTGATCAATATGTTCATACATTCGTATCTGCTTCAGCAAACGGTATTATCAAACGAGATAATTCTATCACTGTCAATGTCGGCACCTCTTCGGACACCTCGGCACACACATTCGTTTCTGCAACTTCAAATGCAATCATAACAGGAGGTAACTATACACATGCGTTTGTCTCTGCTACCACTAATGGCATCACTGTCTCTGGTGATTCTGTATTCCTTGCGGATGGTGCTATCTCATTCACTTGCTCCAAGGACGGTAATCAAAAGATTACTGCATACCCTAGAAAATCTGACCCTGCGTCTAAGCAAGTTCTTAAAATCTCTGCCCATACGAACGACACGTTCACGATCAACGTCGGCAAGTCTTCTGCTGATGATCAATACAGTCACACATTCTCTAGTGCGTTAACTAATGGTATAACAAAATCTGAATACTCAACACAAGATTGTCAAGATGTACAATCAACAGTAGCAAACTTATTTGATATCATTACTGATACATTAACATTTGCATCTCAGTCACCTGCTGTAGATCATCTTGCAACTGTAACTAAATCAGAACCTGCATATGAGTTTGTTGGTGCAACAATAAATGCGTTCTCTGAAGTTCCATTAACAGTTGATTATCATAATGGTACAAATGATGTAATATACACAAATCAAATAGACACTGATGCTCGTGGTAGATTCCGTGATGCTGCTAACTTAATTCGTGCAAACAGAAGAGTTATCGTAGATAAAGCAGCATATGATATGTTACAAAGATATCCTGCTCTTGCATTGGATATGCCTAGAAATGCTAATGGTACATCTACAGATGGTACATTACGTTGTAAGACTGACTTAGGATTAATATTAGATGGATTGGCACAAGATATTGAAGATGGTGGTAATGATGGAATACTTACTGCTGTAGGTTTCTACATCGGTAACAATAGTGAGTTACGTTATATCCGTTTACAGGTTCATCAGTCTGCTTATGCACATGAAAGATTAGCATTCTATGCTAAACAAGCAGTTACAGGAGATCTAACTTATGATAATACTGATGGTATTATTGTTGGTGATTGGGGTATAACAAATGATGCAGGTGGATGTGCCAATGTCAAGACTGCAATCGATACTCTTATTGCATTACTCAATGATATTATTGCTCCGACCTCTGCTGATTTCAATACTGCTGCTGACAGATTATACTTTAACAGAGAATATATTAGAGAAGAGATAACTGGTTTAATGTCCACAGAGTTTACATATCTGTTGAACAATGTACAGTTCCAAGCATTCCAGTTTCCAGGTGGTGCATTAGGTGAATCAGCATTCCAACAATCTCTTGAAGATATAATCATTGGTGGAATATCTGACTTACAAACTGGTGGTAATGATAGTATTATTTTAGAGATTGAGAAGTTCCTTACTTCTGCTTTAGAATACAACTATACCACTAATGGAGTTGAACAAATATTACTTGCGACTGTTTATGGTGTTGAACAACTTGAAACTATTGGATTAAAAGCAATAGATAATTTACTATATGGAACTAATGAAAACACTGGTGGCACAGCAGGTGCGTACAGTGCATTACATACACAGAGAACTGGAGTTCGTGATGCATTATCATTAAGTGATGCCATATCAGTTAAAAATAGATGGAAAGAATTAATAGAGTTTGCAGTCAATATACTTTCACCTGCTAGAAAGGTTGGTAGAAGTGCTTCTAAGAATATTCTTTATAATCAGAACTACTATCTACAAGAAATACAAACACAAACTCTTGCTCAGTTTGGTGCAGGTTCATGGACTTATGATTCATTTGTAACTGATATCGTTGAGGATGTTATACACGATCTTCAAACAACAAATATTAGAGATAATACAACTGCATATCAAATCACTATTCAAAGTGTAAGTGCAACTGATTTCCAAGTTGGAGAAGTTGTTAGGTCTAATGTTGGAGGATATGCATCTGTATTAGAGTTTGATCCTGATACTAACCTCTTCGTTGTAGGTCCGTTTACAGGGACTGCATGGGTTGCAGGTAATACATTGACAGGTAAGACATCTGGTGCAACTGCTACTATTTCTAGTGGTGGAGTTGGTTCTGCGTATACTTGGTATCTTAATGTTGGAAATACAAGAACTCTTGCTAATGCTAGAACAATAACATCTACAGTTGCAGGTCAGGTTGCAGGTACAAACCTCTGGACAAATCCAGAAGCATATGCAGTCAACTGGACACCTACAACTAATGTAACAATAACAGATAACGTTTCAACTCTTGCTCCTGATGAAACGCAAACTGCAGAAGATGTAACACCTAATAATGGTCAGAATGGTCAACATGAAATTAATAGAGATTACAGTCTAACTGCGTTTGAGACATTTGACTCTGGTACAACTACATTCGATAATAACACAGAAACATTCGATACTGGTGCTGTTGGATTAGATGAAACTCAAACATTTACATTCTCAGCATTTGTTAAGGAATCTGGATCACAAGGAGTCAGATTCCAAATGCAACTTGATCCAGGTGGCGCAGGTGAACAGAATGTATTCTTTGATCTTAATCTTACAACTGGCACAACAAGCACAGTCTTTACACCTCAAGGTGGTATTACTGCTCAAGCATTTGGTGCAATACCTCTTGGAAACGGTTGGTTTAGATGCTTTATTACTGCAAGATTCTCCTTTGGATTTACAACTCTAAGATCTAAGTTTATTATTAAGAGTGGAAGTGGAAGTAGTGTTTGGACTGGTGATGGTTCTACTGGTATTCTTGTTTGGGGTGCTAAACTTACTAAGAATGATCTTGATCCATATCAAGCACAGAGTGGTAAATTATTCTACGCTGATACTGGATTTAACACTAAGAACTTTATTCTTGACTTGCTAGAAACATATATGTTGGCATCTCTTGATGGCACACTCACATCTCCTGCTACAAACTCTGGTTTCTATTCATTCTATGATAGCACTGCTGCATCAGACTACACTAAAGATTCTGTTGCTGCAGTCGTCAGATACTTGATAGGCATTATTAGAACTCAGTTTACAGATGATACATCATACATACAACTTACAACAAATAGAAATATACAACTTCCAACCAAGGTATTCACAACTGGAAGAACTATACCAGTTGCTATCAAGGGTGGAGCAAATAATGCTGATTATGTTTATGGTTTATTGAGTAACTCATATGCTGAGATTGAGAATATAACTTTAAATGAAGGTTTAGTTGTTCAAGTTTATTCAAGATTTAGAATAGACGGTAACATCACAGATGGTCCTTACACAATGAATGAAGTTGTTGCTAAACAGGGTGCTCCATCTGTAACTGGTGTTGTTTACGGATTCTTTGAAGATGAGAACTTTAAGTATCTTGATGTTAAGGTGACTGCAGGTCCTTGGGCAATATCAGATAACGTTGTTGGTGCAACTAACTCTACTACTGCTCAGATTAGTGCTATTGAAACTCGTGTTCATATCATTGATCTTAAGGGTGACTTTGTTGCTGACATTCCATTTAAGGGTTATACATCTGGTGCAACTGCACAACCAACATCATTCTTGAAAGCACAAGCAGCAGTTACAGATAACACAGGTGGTAAACTTACTGTTGACACTGAATCACTATTAGGAACATTTGAAACTACTGCTGTTGTATATCCAGAGTCCTCTAGACAATACATCGTGGTAAGTAAGTATGCAGGTCTTGATATTGGTGTTGGTGATAGAATCGCATCAAGAGGTTATAAGAGATTTGGTATTAATATTATCAGTAATCTTAACAACTTCTCAGTTGGTAATAGACTTTATAAGGTTGTATCTGGTGTTCAAGATTCTGCCACATACGGTATCATTACTGATGTAGATATTGCAAATAATTACATCTACATGATTGAGTATCAAGGAACATTTACTAATGGTGATACTGTTGGTGATTATGGTTTAGCAGCATCATTCCCAGTTGGATATGCTACTATATCAACTATAGTTACAACTGCAGGTGCAGGTGCTGCTCTTGTACAAGACGTTCGTGTTGATGGTATTAACAAGCGTCTATACTTAAGTGATGTTACAGGATCATTTGGTGTCAGAGATGCTATCAAAGGACCTGATTCATACGGTGCTGTTATATTCTCACAAGTTGATCTTAAGGCAAGAGTCAAGAGATCCTTTAAAGGATTTGATGGTTCTACAACAACATTCCCACTCACCATTACGAATGGTACTAGTTACCTCCCAGATCCCGCAGGACACCTCTTAATATTCATTAATGGTATATTACAACCACCAGGTGCAAGTAACGCATATACAGCGTTCTCCAACCAGATTCAGTTTACTGAACCACCAGATTTGGGTGCATCATTTACTGGATTCTATATTGGTAAACTAAGACAGTTAGATGATATCTCATTCGAGTTTGACTCCTTGAGACAGTCATTCAACTTGAAACGTAATGATGTGTTCTACTCCTTGACATTGACTGAAGGTGTACAGTCTAGTGTGATAAGACCTGAGAACAATATTATTTGTTCACTCAATGGTGTTATCCAAGAACCAGGAGTTGGTTTTGAGATTGTTGGTTCTAGAATCATCTTCTCTGAAGTTCCTAGATTTGGATCAACATTTGTTGCCTTCTCATATGTTGGTTCTGAAGCAGACGTTGACGCTGCTGAAGTTGTACCTCCAATCGAACCAGGTGACTTTATTGATATACAAGGTGAAACATCAGATAGAGAAGTTGCTGTTATTGAATCATCAAACTCTCTAATCACATTTGATTATCTTGGATCTGTATTTGGTCAGAAAGCAACTGCAACTGCAGTCTTGACATCTGGATTTATTGATCAGGTTCAAGTTACTAACGGTGGTTCTGGATACACAACTAGACCAACTGTTAGAATAGACTCCATCTCAGGATTTGATGGAAACATCCGTGCACTAGTTGGTGTTGCAGGTGTTGAACTCAGTGCAAGTGGTACTGGATACCAAAATCCTGCTATCAATGTTGAGACTACCGTACCTGATGACTGGACTGCTCCAGATATATCAACTTACGGAGAGGAGTTGGTAGACCCCGAAACCCCATAAATAACTAAAAATTGTATCAGCGATGGCCAAGCAAACGATAGGTCTTGGATCTGCTGCTAACGACAACACGGGTGATACCCTGAGAGTCGGAGGCGATAAGGTCAATGACAACTTTAATGAAATATATACTGCCCTAGGAAATGGTACGACACTTACTGTCGATACCACAAACCCTGCTGTGGGACAAGTATTAAGATATAACGGTGCCACATTCCTGCCTTCAGATTACACTAACCTGACTGCAGCATTAGATGTAAATGGAAACTCTATAGTTTCTTCAAGTAACGGTAATATAGCGGTAGCAACAAATGGATCAGGAGATTTAACATTATCAGCAGGTGGCGTAACATCAATATTCAAAGGTACAAAGGCAGCACCAAACGCTGCAGAAAGTGGGACAATTATATTTCCAACATCAATAACATATGACAATGAATATAGTACACTAGCAGGAGCACCTGCAGTTGGAACTTATAGAGGTTACTTCTTTACAGTCAGTGGTGATGATAATCCATATGTAAATATGAATATCACTGCAGGTGGTGTAGGTAACTCTCAAGTAAAACTATTGACTGAAAGATCTAGTGTTAACATGCTATCTGATGTTGATACGACTACAACACCCCCTAATAATGATCAAGTTTTAAAATGGAACACATCTAGTGGCAAATGGTTACCTGCTGATGATGCTGCAGGTATTGGTAGTATAAACGTATTCGCATCTGTTGCAGGTGACACAGGATCTACAACTGCTAACAGTCAGACAGATACACTGACTATTGCAGGTGGTACCAATATTACTACTGCAGTTTCTGGAGACACTGTAACGGTGAACTTCTCTGGAACTTTGACAACAACACTTGCTGCTCTAACTGATACAAATACATCAGGTCTAACTCAAGGTGATATGTTGTATTGGTCAGGATCTGAGTGGATTCCCACTCCTACAACTGGACCAATCATATGGTATGAGATAGGTGCACCTGTAGAGAATGCTAGTAATGACTTCCTAATCAGTGGACCAGGTCTCCCTGCAGGGGAAAACCGTGACCCAACATTATATGTGCATAGAGGATTTACTTATGCATTTGACAATAGTGTTGAAGGAGGTGGACACCCATTTAGGATTCAATCAACACAGGGTTTATCTGGCACACCATATACCACAGGACAAACTGGTAGTATAAGTTCAATCTTATATTGGACTGTACCTTTTGATGCTCCATCAACTCTTTATTATCAGTGTACACTCCATGCTGCAATGCAAGGAACTATTAATGTAGTATCATAACTAAATGGCAAGAGACGTTCCAGGATCAGGCGCAGTCATTGAACCAATCTTTGATGAAGTATTTGGAGTTCGTGCTGTAAAAGTAATAAATGGAGGATCAGGTTATAATCAATCTGATCCACCTAGACTTACTGTGACTGGATGTGGTACACCTGATGTAGAGGCATTATTATATCCAATCATTGATGATGGTGCAGGACAGATAATCCATGTAAGAGTTTTAAATAGAGGAAGAGGATATGATCCGTTACGTTTGCAGATCATTCCTGAGCAAGAAACACCAAACGTAGTAGATTCATTTGATTTTAATAGAATATGGCAAGGTCATCCTAACTCACCAACAACAGGAACCTTTGCTACATCTGGTACAGTAAAGACTGACAGATTAACAATAGTATCTGATAATCATCCTAAACCATCTCAAATATTTCCAACTGAGTATCAACCAGGTGGAGCAACTACAATTCTTGATAGAACTTTTAATCAAGAGTTTGTATTTCGTGGTGGTAAAGATGTTCCAAATCCAGGTACAAGACAGTTTTCAACTAATCAGGCAGTTGGTATATTAGCAAATGGTGGTCTATTACATACTGCTGATTGGGGTACAGCAGGTGGTGCACCTACAAACTTACCTATTGATGTTATAAAATATAACTACATCAAAAATACAAACCTATATGATGCAATATTAGATAATCAAGTATATTATTATCATACAAGTAAAACTCTAGAAGAGTTCAAACTTGCAAATGGTGTATTTGAATGGGGACTTCAAGAACAGTTTACATGGACTGTTAAGACTGAACTTGATAATGTAATGTTAATAGTTGATTCTGTAGATGAAACTCTAGGTAATGTAGAAGTAGGTAGAATAGTAGATGAGGTAGCAGGGACTGCAAGAGGAACTATTGCGAAGGTTGTTAGAAATAATTTAAATGTTATAACTAGAGTATACTTGAGAGACACGAGTGGTGGTGCTTTTCAAGATCAAGATCTATGCCTAGGTTCAAATGGATTTAAGTTTCGAGTGGCAAGTGATCCTATCACTTTCCCTAATGGTCTGTTTTATATCGAGTTTGGTGCTGATGCATCAGAGTTTGGTAATTTTACGCCAGGTCAATTCTACCTTGCTCCAGAAAATATTAAAGTTAAGAAAAACTACCTCATAATATGGGATCAAGCAGATAGTTCAAATAGTTCTCATCCTATGCAGTTCTCTACAACTGCTGATGGTACACTAAATGGCGGAACATTATATTACAATAGCACAGGTTCTTCTGCTACTATATCTACTGTTAATATTGCAGTAACGATAGGTGTAGATAGTGTTGCAGGACAATCTACGGGCGTATATTATTTTGATGGCGTTGAAAAACCTGCCAACTATGCTTTAGTAAGAGGTTCAACTTATATCTTTGATCAGTCAGATAATAGTAACGAAGTATATGGTGGAGCAAATCATCCATTAATGTTTAGTACTGGACCTGGTGGAGATCACGGTGGTCATGGTCATTATATGAATGGTGTTACTTATAAGTTGGATGGATCTGTTGTTTCTATGGCAGCATATGTTAGCGGATTTAATGCTGCTACAAGTCGCACAGTTACATGGACTGTACCTACCAGTGCACCTTCAACAATGTATTATTGGTGTCATTATCATACAGGACAAGGTAATAGTTTCACTGTTACTTCTCCTCCTGCTCATGCTGCAGATTATGAAAATTCATTAAGACCAATATTCATAATGAATGCTGATGAGACACAAAAAATATATTACTATTGTGGTAATCATCGTTATATGTCAGGATATTCTGGCGATGAAGGTTATATGATCTTGGATACCTCAACTGACGATGATGATGACGTTAATATGAATACATACTATGTCGAGGATTTTTATGGTACTGCAAATGCAGGAACATTAGATTATTCTAGACATACTGATGGTCACTCCAAGATTATTGGGATGTCCTTTGATGGATATCCAATATACGGACCTTGGGGATATAATTCTTCTGGCACAGTAGCAAGGGAAACTTCTAGTTATAGATTAAGAACCACTGCTGAGTTACAAGGTGCTAGACCGATTGTAAACACTGCAGGTACAGAAACTTATACAGTTACTATTGCAGGTGGTCAGTTTACATTCAATGGATCATCACCTGAGTTTTTGAATCTGAAAAGAGGAAGAACGTATATATTCAACCAAGACGACGCAAGTAATACAGGGTCGAATCATATACTTATTTCTACGCAAACAGATGGTTGGCATTCAAATAATCCAGTAGTTATTGGTTTAGAATCAGTCTTGTATTCGGGTCAAGGCATATCATATCAGATCAATGGCAGTAACGTTACATATCAACAATATCTGAGTTTATTTAATGGAGCAACAACCAGAGGCATAACATTTACAGTTCCTGTAGATGCACCTAGCGTCCTATATCTTTTTGGATACATTTCCTCAGGTCATGGTCTAAGACTTGTTAACGATGGTTATATTCTTGGAGACCTCACATCAGATTACATTTATGATTCTAGTGTAGGAACTTTAGATGAATATAATGGTAAGTTTGGAGTAACGCCAGAGTATCCTAATGGAACTTATGCTTACTTTATGACAGAGAATGCTATGGGTATGCCTACATATCCATATGCCATAGGTCCCAAGTATTATGGCGTTCCTTTGTTTGAAGGAGATACAGTTCCTGCACAACCTACTGTATTCCCATCACTAGCAACAGGTGATGTTGTATTAAACCCTAACGGATCA